GCCTCGTTCATCCAACAGGCGTTTTCCAAGCGCCTGAGTCCAGCCGAGATTTCTTTACTCGGCAAAGCCGGAAGGTCCCAGTTCGGGGCCACTCCGGTTCGTTCCCTGTAAACGGTAGCGTCATGCCTAACGCTAATAACGCCGTTTACAACGTCACCTCTAAGGAATGCCTTTAGGAGCCCAGCAGGGTTGTAAGCCCTAGCCCGGGAACCTCGAGGCACACGGATTACCCCGTCAGCTACAACTAGACGCTGTGCCTGGGCCTGCATTCTCCTATACAGGAGACTGCCGGTCCACTTACATCGCCTAATCGTACATAGTTTCCCATGTACGACGTAGCCTAGTGGGACCCGAATCCCCGCATCATCATTCTCCCATAGCGGTACGTACTTTTTAGGTACGCGCCGTTTCAGGAGCTGGATCGTGCGCCACAGGCTGATGCCTGTTTCGCCTGTCCAGTGATTGAGGCGGTTAATGAGGACGACGCGCGAGACCGGGCTTTGGAGCGTCTTTGAATAGACACCCCGGCAGTAACTACCTTTCCAGTAATCACCACCGCACGACTCGCGGAAATGTCCTTCAACGAAGGACTTACTGCTGTTAACGGTGAAACCAAGGAGGTTCAGCAACCTTATAACACCTGCCGAGATCTCTCTCGGAACGATGATATCGTCACCAAACACCCCCCAGTTGCCGTCTTGCCCACGACTGTTCCTATTCAGAACTACATCGTGGACCCTTGCGGCAGCAGTGACTACAGCGCAGAACAGTGAAGTCTGCAGCGGGAATGTGTACCCGTTACCCATGCTCGATAGCATGTGTAGCTGTAACTCAGCGTTTGACGGTGTCGTCGTTAGAGGCGATCTAGTAAGCTTCAGCCAGAACATTGCTGTTTTTGGCAAAAACCGTTCGACCATCCCTATGGCGATGCTGTAAGATGCGCTCTCAAGGTCGAGGGTAACGAAACCCTCACCCTGGGAGCCACGCAGAGCGAGTCTCTTGTTACGGTCCGGTTGATCTTTTAGGTCAATCCCGTACCTCTGGTGAATTCGTTCCACCAGTATCTCACCGATCCCACGCTGAAAAAACATATTAAGCGTGGGCTCAGTGCAGATAGTGCGAGAGATCTCAGTCGTCTTAGGAACGAAGGATAGCTTACTACCCTTGACGCGCTTGACACCGAACCCAGACGACAGCCGAGCGAACTCAGCTGCATAGTCCAGGTCACGGTGAACAAGCCATCTCGCGTAAAGCGAGTAGAGGGTATCACTGGTCAACGTCAGGTCCGAACTATACATTTTCGTGTAGTAGTCCGATCCCAACGCTCCTACGTTAGCACCGTTACCGAGAGTCGCACGCCTGAGGATTTCCCCAGGGTGCTCCACAATACACGCTTTGACCGGCATCGTGCCGGATTCATCACGTGTTTTGCGATGAGGCCCCATCGAAGTCGGGGTTCTGACTCGCACGTTCCGGTGCCAGAAGGCATCAACCTCGTTCTCAAACTCACCAAGGAGGTGAAGATCAAACAAGGTCTCAGGACACAGCTTCCAGCCGAGACAGCGATTGTTCGCCGCCTCAAACTTCTCCATAGCCCGAGCATCTGCCGCTTCTTCGTCGGCTGAATCGGCGTTCTTTTTAAGGAACGCGTTCAGCAGTTGAATAGAGCAAAACGCACGGTAGGAGATGTCAGGCCAAGGCTCAAACTTC